CTCTCGCGGATCATGTGCGCGATGTCCTGGGCGATGCAGGCGCGATCTTCGACCGGCTCTGGCTGACGGGAGGGATCGAGCACCAGGTCGTTGTCCTCGATCAGCAGATCGATATAGACACTCATCCGCCGATCGCCATGTTCAACATCCCTTCCATCTCCAGAGGGGTCATGGGTTTGCTGGTGTAGATGTTCACGTTGCCCACCTTGTTGCCGTTGGAATTCTGGTTGGTGTTGTTCTGGATGCTGGTCAGCAGCCCGCCCCGGGGCACGGCTTCCGGCCGGGAGGGTGAAAGGCTGCCAGTGGTCGCTGCACGACGCGTCAGCAGCTCGGCCCCTTGCGGGACGCCTGCAGGCACGACGGACGCTTGAATGCCCAGGATCTCGGGCGCCTTGGGCATGTCGCCAAAGACCGCATCGATCTCGACGCCCGGTATCTTGTTGAGCATGTCGATCAGGCCATTGATGGCACTGCGAAAGATGGCGACGATGCCGTCCCAGGCGGCCGACGCCATGCCGGTCCAGCCGCCGATCGAGCCGAACCAGTCCGACAGGCTCTGCAGCTGCGCGGCGATCCACTGGAACGCGGCGGTGTTCATCAGCGCGCCGGTCCACTGGTCCCAGTAGACGACCGCTGCCACGACCGCCACGCCCAGGGCGATGATGCCGGCGACGATCAGCAGCACCGGGTTGGCCAGCATGGCGGCGTTGACCAGCCAGATTGCGCCCTGCCACAGCAACATGCCGGTGCGCACCAGGGCCATCCAGGAATACATGGCCACCAGGCCAACCACGAACGCGGTCACCATGACGGTGTGGTAGAGGAACATCGCGATCGAGCGGAAGCCGGTCCAGGTCAGGATCTTCCAGACCGTGACCAGGGCCAGCCACACCATCTTGCTGATGCCGACTACCAGGGTCATGGCGGACATCGCCGCGACCAGGCCGAACACGGCCAGCACGGTGATGCCCAGCACGCGCGTGATGTTGGGGAACAGCTGCGTCCAGCGGGTCAGCGTCGAGGCGATACCGACCAGCCGGTCCATCAACGGGGTCAGCATCGGGATCAGTGCCTGGCCAAAGGCGATGCGCAGCGCCTGTACGGCTGCGCCGAACTGCTGCCACGGGTCGACCATGGCCTTGGCCATCTTCTCGGCGTTCTCCAGGCCGCGCACCTTGCCCAGTTCGCTGATGCCGCCGCGCAGCCGGTCGGTGTCCTTGGCCAGAGCCGCGATCACCTGGGCACCTTCGCCGCCGAAGGCCTCGGTCAGCTTGGTGCCGGCGGCCGCGCTGGTCAGGTCGCCGTATTTGCCCTGCAGCTTGTCGAGGATCTGGATCATCGGCAGCGTGTTGCCGGCGGCGTCGGTGAACGCCAGACCGGTTTTCTCGGCGGCGGCCTCGATGTTCTCGAAAAACGCCTTGTAGCGGCCGCCGGCGTCGCCGCCTTCCATGGTGCTGGACAACGTGCCGATCACCGCCATCTGCTCGGCCACGCTGATGCCCGCCGTGGTGGCGATCGCCCCGACTTCCTTGAAGGCGTCCTTGAGCTGCGCGCCGTCCGTGCGGAACAGCTTCACGGCCAGGGCGGTTTGCCCCGTCAGTTGCTCGACCCATTCGACCTTGCCCATCTTGTCGGCCTCGGTCTTGAACAGGTTGTACATGGTGCCGAGATACGCACTGGTGGTTTCGGTGTCGGCTTTCGTCACCTTGGCGAGCAGGCCGCTCGCGGCCGTGATCGACGCCAGTTGGTCGCCGACCAAGCCCTTGATCGCGCCTTCGATGGTGCGCGACGACGCCACGAATTCGGCGGCGCTGGTCGCGTAGTTCACGGAAAATTCCAGCGCCTTGCTGTTGAGCGCGGTCAGCGCATCCTCAGCAACTCCCAGCGCACGCACGTCGCCCAGTGCCCGATTGACCTCCAACGCCGGCTCCAGGGACTCGGTGATGGCCACGCCTGCCCCGACCATGCCGGCCAAGCCCGCGCCCATCTTCACGATGTTTTGCTGGCCCTGGTCGGCAAGGTCGGAAAAGCTGGTTTTCACCTTGCCCAGGGGCGCACTGACCTTGTCGGTCAAGCTCAGGATGAAAGCCAGGCGGGCGGAACGGTCAGCCATCAGGGTTATCCGTTAAAGGCAACGGAAATGCCGTTAGCCACGGCCATTTCCATGCGTCTCCAGTGTTCGTCTTCCAGCCACTTGGCGGTGCCCATGTTCTCGATCGAGGGCAGCGCGCCGGGTAGCCAGCGTTGGGTCAGGGCCAGCAACTGGCCCAGTCCGTCCTCGGTCAGGCCTTCGGCGTGCGCGAGGGCTTTTTTACGATCACTTCCACGTCAGGCGAATACTCTTCGAGCAGCGCACCGGCGATGGTCATGGTGCTGACCGGGTTTTCCAGCAGTGGCTTGAGCGTGGCTTTTTCGTCCTGCTTTACGGTGCCCATCAGCAGGTTGTGCGCCGGCGCAACCTTGTTGGCCTGGGTGGTGGAGTTGAAGTACTTGGTGATGTCCTGGGGCGTCAGCGAGAACGTGAATTCCTGCTCGCCGATTACCAGGGTGATCTCGCGGTTTACGTCGGTCATGGGGCTTTCCAATGGGTGTGGTTCAGGGTTGTGCCGGCGCGCTTTGCACGACGCGGCGGATGTAGTCCTGCAGGCCGAGAATCATTTCCCGGCTGCGGGCGAGTTCGTCCCGGAGGGTGAAATAAGCCGATCGAGCGTCTGTTGTGAGTTCGGCGGCGCTTCCATCAGCCAGGCCGGCGGTGCTGGCGGTGCCTGGTACGGCCGGACAGGTGGCGTGGACGAGCAGCCGCTGATTACGATCAGCAACATCGCGCTGCAGACGTTTGTTTTCATTGAGCGCACGGGTCAGTGCCTCCGTTCGTTGTGTATCGATCGAATCGCGGGCGGCCAGCTGCTGCGCGGCCAGACTGGCGGCAGCTACCTGCAGATCGAGCGCGGTCTGTAGGTCGTCGCGTTCCCGGACGACGGTTTCGTACCGGTCAATCGCCCAGTCGGCGGCGAGCCAGATCACCAGGCCGACGAACAGAGTGCGAAACAGCAGCTGCAGCGGGCCGATGGTCATGACAGGCACAGCCTCACTTCAGCGAGGCGGCGGCTATGCAGCCCCTGAATGAATCGCTTCTTGCCGTTGGCCTGGGTTACCGATGCCCATACAGGTTGGCCGTCTGCACCCCACGCCAGCGCCTTGCAGCCTTCGGCGATGCGCCCGGCATTGATCAGGCCTACGGCCCGACTGGCGCAGGTGCTCGGGGTGCCGACGTTGTGCGCGTGGCTGCTCAGGGCGTCGAAGGTGTTCTGCCCGATCGCCTGATTGGTCAGGCAGTCCGCCAGGGCCAACTGCCCCTTGGCGATCACCAGAGCTTCCACTTCCGCGCAGCGGGCGTCGGACCAGTAGTCACCGACGAGCACCGGCTCCGGGCTGGTGTAGCGGGTGATGCCCTTGCACACGGTCGGCAGCCCCTGGGCGAGCTTGTCGGCGTAGACAATGTTCTGCCCCTCGCCCTCCCAGTGGCCCAGGAACGCGGTCAGCGTGCCGCTGCAAAGGACAATGACGCCGGCGGCGATCTTCTTGCGCAGGCTCATGGGAAAAACGCCTTGATCAGTGGCGGGACCACGGTCTGCGCGACCACACCCAGCACCGTCATCAGGGTCAGGATTTTGGTGACCTTCGCGGTCAGCACCGTCACCTTCTTGGTCAGGTTCTCCTGGCCATTGTTGAGCGTGACCAGCTGGCCCGACATGTGCTCGAACTGGCTTTCGAGACGAGTCACGCGCTCCGGTACCAGTTCATGGCGGTCTTCGAGCTGGCCCATGCGGTGCTGCAGGACGGCCACGTCTTTTTCGACGCTGCCCAGGCGATCGCCGGTGGCTTTCGGGTTGATACGTGGCGGCATCAGCGATGGCCTCGCTCGGTCAGGGTTTGGCAAGGGACGCAACGGGTCATACCGCCCAGCGCTTGGCGCGCTGCCGGGATCTCTGCGTCGCAGTCTTCGCAATGGGTCAGGCTTGGCCCGCTCGGGCGCTTGCGGGCGAGCTGGGCCGCGATGGCCTGGTCGCGTTGCCGCTGTTCCAGTGCCTGGGCGCGATCGAACGGGCAAACCATCAGGTCAGGCCCTCGATCTCTGCAGCAGCCAGGTACGGCACGCCGTTGATCTTCACGAAGTCCGGGGACGTCACGTCGAACGGGATC